TTAGTGAGCTCCATGCCTGTTTCTTTGAATTATGCATTTGGTGAGGGGAACAAGGGAAAAACTCCGTTCCTGGGTGAGTTGATAGTAGCTGACACCAATCATAAGGATCTCGACCTCAGCAAGTTTTTGAACAATGAGGCAGCAGTCAGGGCGCGTATTTTGTATGTGCGACCAACACCTTTACCACAATATAGGGTGGAGGGGTGTGAGGCGATTGATCCGAAGAAATGTAACGATAAGGTGCCACACATGTCACGATGGACATACACCGTACATGTTGAAAAAGCATTGGACGCAGTTAGATCTCAGCCTGAAGTTCTCCTGGACAATGGAGATGCGGATCAATTCGCTACGTTTATGCGCAAGCATTATCGTGCCCACTTTCTCAAAGAGAAGAAGATTATTACTGATATGCAATGGTCAATGGAGAATGACGTTTATGGTGAGTATGTTGGAATGCCCACAGAAAACGGTCTCATACTTGACGATGTCAAGTTGGACACCGAATCGGGCTTTCTGAAAGCTTATGCTTCACAGCAATTTGAGAATATCAAACAGACTTTTAGATCGGCAGGCGGGTATAAGTGGAATTATTTTAGAGATGACATTGAGGAATGGCACATAACATTGGAATTCGTTGCAACGTTGATTGTCAACATTGTGGCGGGCTGGTTTATGGCCGAGCTAACTGATCTTGTCAGAAAATTTCTACAGAAGGACCCGGCATCCGTGCCTCTTTTTAGAATGACGTTGATGCGACTATTTGTTTTTCTTCTCAGTGCGGCCATGGGTGGGTTTATCCATCATCCTTTGATTACGTTGTGTAGTCTGTTGGGGATTGTGTTCTCTTTTGTGGATTTCCGAGGGGTGGCTCACTTTCTCATGCAGGATGAAATGGACCAGCGTTTGTTTCGATTGAGGCAGAAGGTGTCATATAACAGCAGATTACTCAGGGAATACCTGGGATTTGTAGGTTTGAAAACTTCTTTCGTTCCACCCACGCACGTTTCGTTTATGAGTGCATTAGGGGTTGCTATTGCTGGTGGCGCCGTTTATATGGCATGGTCATCAGTTTTTAAGCAAGGAAAGAAGAAAGCATTCCGCCGAGATGATGTCCACGCTGACAACTTGAAGGGCCAAAAGATAAAATCACGTTTCTTATTCTACGACAACCTGGAGAACAAACATGTTGTGGAGGAGGAGGTGTGTGACACGCGCAAGATCTACCGGGAACCCAAGGAGGGAGAGGTAGAGGAACTGCTCGCTACTCCGCATGGTTTGAAACAAGCGGATTTAGCAACAGAAGCGACTGTTTTTCGCCGCGGGGACGCAGAGCTGAATGCAGCTCTGAATTCATACGAAGAGAAATGCGAAACTGGCAGATCATTTGAACGAGTGTTAGGGCGAATGGACGGTGTCTGGAACGATAAAATACGCGTTTCCAAGAGTCCGGCGCATACTTCGTCTGTAGAAGACTTGTGGGCTTATGTTTCTTCCAATGTACGCTTTACTGAGGTGCATGTACAAGGTGAAAACCCCATGGTTACCCACATTCTGGGTATATGCGACAATTTTGCGATCATGCACGCTCACGCAGTTGATATGAGTCGACGAGTAGTGCTTAACGTTTCCGTATCATGTGGTCCGGATCCTAAAAATGGATATGCAGCCACGCTTCTCACAAGTGATAGAATCACTCTCCTGGGAGATGATTTATTGCTGGTGAGATTGAGCGGCACCCGTTTCAAGCCCATTTTGAATCATATCTTTGACGGAGAGTTTTTGCATTCAAGGGGTTTCATAGATGGAACCTATATCGGCTTGTCATATGACAAGAATGGCTACACGGCGCTGGATAAATTGCATGGACATATTGTTGTTTCTTCGGCCATATCGTATAGATGGCGTGAGCATGCAAAAGGCAAGTGTGGTATACCCGTGCTCATTTCAGTTGGGAACGGGTGGTCAATAGCGGGAATCCATTCCGCAGGCTCGCATGACGTCGCGGACGATTATTGTTGCGCTATACCATTACCTTTAGCCAAGATTAAAGCTGCTATGGATGGATTTACTGGTTTTAGGGTCATGTCAGAGAGTGGCAATTTGGTGTCTATACTGAGCACAGAATCTTTATCAAAGCAGTATTGTGATATGAAGTATGGCTACAATCCATTGCCGAAATCGCCCTTTATGCATGAGAACTTTCATTCTCTCGGTTACTACGGACGTATTCTAGGAGCCACTGTTTTACAAGGGCGTTCCAATCTGATTCCTAGTTGTTTTGGAGAGGCGCCGGAATGGATGGATGCGCTATTTGAGCGCAGCTTTAGGGATCCAGTTACTGTACGCTTCATGCCCCCAAAGATGAAGCCTTTCCTTGATAACCAAGGCGTCTGGAGGAGTCCGTACAATAATGCACTCCGCAAGATGAACATAACGAAGAAACCTTTAGATTCCACAATTTTAAGCAAGATTGAAACCGAGCTTGTGGACAGGTTTGTTAGTGGGTTACGTGAGAGAGGAGTGGAGAAATTGTCTCCTTTGGACATGGACGCTGCTATCAATGGTGTGATTCACGATGCCTATTTACGGAGAGTGGACGTAAACAAGTCAGCTGGATTTGGTTATCCAGGTAAGAAGAACGTCTACTTTGAGGACTTGGTGGATGTCAAGTTAGAAGACATCGAAGTGGTGCGCGAGGCGACAGACATTCTCAAAAGAGATGTACTCGATGCCATGGAGACTTATTCCAGTGGGCGCACGTGTTCACCTATCTTCAAAGCACAGCTCAAGGACGAGCCAAGGGAACCTGAAAAGGTCGTATTAGGCAAGACTCGCTTGTTTTACATGACACCATTACCATTTTTGGTGTTGTGCAAAATGTTTCTGGCGCCTTTTTATACATCAATGGTCGCATACCGCGATTTGTTTTGTACGGCTGTTGGCACCAATATGCACAAGGAGGCTCACGAAATTTATGAGAAGCTTTCCTCTTTTGATGATGAGCACATCTTTGAAGGGGATTATGGAGGCTATGATCTGCAAATGCCCTTCGATATCTCGGAATGCGCAAGCAGAATAGTCTATCGTGTCCTAGAGGAGATGGGTTACAATGTTTTTGCACTGAAGATTGTGTGTGGTATCTTGTCCGACAATTTGTTTCCTATGGTGGAAATTTTGAACGACCTGTTTGTTGCAGCGGGTTTGCAACCATCTGGCAAGTATGCGACCGCAGAAGACAACTCATTAAAGAATTTGATTCTGACGATGTACATATACTATCATTTGGGCCTCGGACAGTTTTTTCGCAATGTGTTACCCATTACTTACGGGGATGACTTGCTCATGGCCGTGAAGAAAATCATAGCACATGTCTTTAACATGCGCACTTTCAAAACTGTGTGTGAAGACGTCATTGGGATGGAGTTTACCACTGCAGGGAAACAGGAGGTGACGCAAGAGTTCACTACGTTGTTGCACATGACATTTCTTAAAAGGAATTTTCGTCATCACCCGGAACTGGATCGTATAGTAGCACCATTGAGTGTTTCTTCGATGTACAAAATGTTACAATGGGTTATGCCTTCGCGGAGTGTTACAATGTGCGACCAAATGTTGTCGACGCTAACATCTTTTTTGTATGAAGCGTTCTTGCACTTAGATGAGTCAGGTTTCAATGAGCTCCGGAATGAGATTTTGTTGTTTTTCGCTGGCGCACATGATTTCAAGGTTAGCGATATACAGGACAAAGTGCCTAGTTTTGGAGAAATTTTTAATAATCTCTCCTTATGCCCCATAGATATTGCTGTCCCGGGGGGAAGACAGCACAACTTCGGACTTTTTGAGGCCACCAGTTGTTCCGATCTCGTAGCGGAATCTGGTTGGGAAGTTGCTGGCGTATGTGAAGACCGCCGTAAAATTGTCTTATACGGGAATAAAGGATCGGGGTTGACCCGCTTCGATTCTAACCCAAGGGTTGCAGAATTACAAGATGAGAAGCGTAGATTAGAGCAACTGGTTTACGATTTGGAGCAAGAACTACTTGCCATGAATTGTGTGACACCTGAGTTAACACGCTTTGATTGCGAGTCATCGGCCAATTACTCCACACTACCTGACTATCGAATGTCAGTGGAAGGCTTCTTTAATAAGAAGGCGGAGTTGGAGGACGCGCGAGCGTCATTATCCGTTATCTGTCGCATTTTGGCTAGG